CAATACGCGTGACGGTTAAGCTGGTAATGTCTAAATCAGGATATTCATTTTTCAGTGCCCTAGTTGCGCCCTTATATGTCAGCGCCTTCGGGCGGATGAGTGAATAAGTTTTTTCCATGTGTGCTTTGTAGACTTCGCTGTAGCGAGTGGTGGTGATGGTGTTCAGGACTTTCATGTTGTGATGGTGTGATGTGTTGTCAGCCGTCTTGGCTGTGGGGATACAATTCCACATCATTGCATCTATGCAAGCGCCAATATTAAATATTTTCATTTTTTATTCAGGCACGAAAAAGCCCGGCGAATTTCTTCACCGGGCTTTGATCTTTAGCGGTTGAGCGTCCGCTTGTTTTCCCATTCCTCCACACCGTCGAGCGGGTAAAGCACGCGGCCACCAATCTTGATGTAACGCGGCCCGTTTTTCCGACTCCGCCATGTGGCAAGCGTCACGAGCGTGATGCTCGATTGCCAGCGCTCAATCAAGGCTTTTGGCGTGAGCAGCCTTGATTCATGCGGCGAACGGTGAACCGTCATCGTTGTCCTCCTGTGTCGTTAGTTGTTGAACTGGTGCTGTGAGCGCTGCGGTTGCGGCCTCAGTCATCTCGGAGGCATCGCCAGCGCTGGCAATGTCGCGCTGATTATCATAACCGGCAGCACTGGCTTTGAGCGCCGGCAGGTCGTCGGCGAGCGCCTTGCGTTGGTCGGCGGTGAGAGCTTTCCATGCGGACTCTAGCGCCCTCATGCCTTGCTCGCATGTATTCGCGAGCGTTGCGCGGATGCGCTCAAGATCTTTGTTCACTGGCGTGCCGCCGTCGATCCATGCGCGGACAGCCGCCCCATCCTGCACGCCGATGTAGTTATTACCACGGCCAAGGTGAGGCACGAGAGCGGCAGGACATTTCATGACCTGTTGACTCGCTCCGCATTGATCCATCATGAGGCTGGCAGTCATTTCGAACATGAAGTTTTTTTCCTGCACGGGCTGGATGCCCTGCGGGATGAAAACTGTCTTGCCTTGCCCGTCTCGGTCGATCTTGGTTTTTTCACGAGCGCGGACACAAACGACGATGTGCATGGATGACTGGAGCAGCACGTCCATGAATCGCTTGTGTTCGCGTTTGGCCTTGTTCCAGCGCCCAGGCTTGCCAGGTGCAACGCCATCATTCGCGATGTCATCACAGCCGCCGATGCCTTCCCACTCGTGAGTGACCGAATCAATCACGAGCACGTCCACGCCAGCGGCTTCAAACTGCTTGATGGCCTCAGCGTAGCGAGCCGGTGAGAATGGTGCGCCCATGTCGGCAATGAGAAACTGAGCTTTGTTCGGCAGGATGTCAGAGTAGAGCCGCCCACGCCGGTTCTCGGTGTCAAGAAAGCCGACTTTGGATGCGTTGCATTTTGCCAGCCCGTAGGCATACAGGATGGCTGAGTATGTTTTGCCACTGCCGGATACTCCAGCGAAGGCGGTGACTGTTTTGGCTCCCTCTCGGGATGCTGTTTCGATTTTGAGGAATGACATGATGGTATTTTGTGTGTGGTTAAGAGTTGAGGATTAGATGGACTTAGGCATTGCCCATGCAGGCAAATTCAACTCCTGCGGCGTCAGCGGAAGCCCCGGCCAAGTGTCGGCCAGTTGGCATTCGCGGAAGCGTGCAAGGTCAGCGGTGATTTCAGCGCGGCCAGCTTCAATCATGGCAGGACTGGCGACGTAAACGGCAGTGAGGAAAGGCGGCTCCTTTTCCTGTGCCACGAAAATGAATCCTTTCGGCTTTTCGCCAGTGATGTGGTGCCATGCGTCAAGGTAAAACGCGGCTTGGCGGTGATAACCAAAATTGAAAGCCGAGCGCGTGAAGTCATCAAGGCTGGCGTCTGTGCAGGTTTTGAGGTCCACAATAAATCCGTCATTGCGGATCAAATCAGGCCGTGCGCGGCATTTAACAGCCGTTGCCGGATCGTCCCAGAAAAGAGATGCTTCGACGTGTCGGCGTTCGCGGCTGACTGCATTCCATGCGGTCGTGTGATTTTGCAATGCAGCCCGCATGGCGTGCGCCTTATCCATGTCGTCTTTTTTCACCGGTTGGCGGTCGCCAAGCGTGAGCATTGCCGACTCCCACAAAGCCTTGCCGTCTTTGGTGCGCCGGTCGCACTCTGGCATAACCATCCATTCGGCATCAGCCTTTTCAGGCTCCAAAATGACCGTGTGGTAGAGCGAACCGAAAAGCATCGCGGGTGTCGGGTCTTTGTGCGTTTGGCGCTCGTGGACATAGAGCGCAGGAGCCTTGCGAAATGCGTCTAGGCCGTGCTTCGATACAGCTGGATGGCGGTGATATTCAGCCGCAGCGAGGTCCGGCAGGATGCTGGAATAATGCGTTGGCTTGGCTGTGGCTGTGGTTGTTTCGGGGATGATTGTATCATCCCCGAGCGGCAGGTCTGTGATGGTATTCATTTTTTGATGTGCCTCGTTTGAGACACATCACAGAAACCATGCCTTGCAATTATGCAAGCGATAGTTTGCTAAACTTTGCGCGAGTATGCCGTGTATGCATACGGCTGTCAGATTAAAACAGTTCAAGCTCCCTCGCCGGTCAGACTCATCGACCAGCCGCGTGAGTCGAGCCTGTGCCGCACGCTCTTAACCAACCATTCACCATTGACGCCTTCACGGAAGCCTGAGAGCTGCACCTTGCCGCCCGCAACAATGTCGAGCCGTCCAGGTAATGAGATTTCAAAGCTGCGCGATGATCTGGCGATGCGCTTAGCGGCAGTCTTTGCCTGTGCTTTCGCTTCATCTTCATCCGCCGCCGCATGAGGTGCCACAAACGCGCTTTCGGCCGTTGCCAGCCATGCGGCGTCTTCAGTAAATCCTGTTGCCGATGCCGATTGGCTAATCTCGGCCTCAACGTCGCCAGAGTCGCCAGTCTCGTAGTCGTGGTATTTCACTTTGACGACTTTGAACGCCTGCCCTTTGCCACCTGCTGACACACTCCAACGCGAAACGCTTGAGCGATCCAGCACCACGATCAACGCCGTGCCGCCTGTGCCCGTGCCGCTTCCTTCACTGGCAATCACAAGACGGCCGTCAGCGAATTTCAGAAAGCCGCCATGTCGTCTGACAAGCCTAAGCAGGAAATTCGTGTCACTCTCGTCAACCTGTTGTTGGTTCACAATCGGCGTGCTTGCAAGCGCTGGATCAATGGCCAGCGTGCTCGAAAGTTTTGAGCTGATTGTCTTGGCGATGTCGCCCAGGGTCGTATCCTCCCACGACTTCGAGGAGCGTGCCGCAATGCTGCCAGCCTGCGCCACGGGTGCGGCTGTCGCTGAGACTGTAAGGGTGTCCGGTGGTCCGCTGATTTCCGTGCTATCAACGGTGTAGCTGCCGACACGTTGCAGTGCGCCGTTGTAGCCTGCGGAGAGTTCAATCTTTGCGCCAGATTTCGGCACAGCGAGCAGGTTGTCGGAGTCCTGTAATGTGATCGTCAGTGCATCACTGCTCTCATCTACGGCATCAGTCCATTCAATTACGGCACCGCGAGTCGAGACATCAGCGGTGATGTCATTGCCAGAGACAAGAAGCTGGTAGGATGGCGTCATGAGAATAGCTGCAATCGCTGCGCTGGCTCTGGCGTCGGCGCGTCAGGCATGGTGATCGTCAGGCCTGTCGGCAGCTCCGGCCCATAATCAGCGAGCCCACGGTTGGCCTCGAGGACGACCTCAAGGAGCCCGTTGTCTTGGCTTCCATAGTAGCGCCAAACGATCTCGTCGAGCACGTCGTTTTCTCGGGTTGTGTAAGTGGCTGGCATCAGGCGAACAGTTGAGGGATTTTCTTGATGGCACTCACGGCAGACTTCAGCGCCGTAATCGAGTCAGCGTAGCGCTTCAGCCCCACCGTGAAAGACATTCGACGCGGTGAGCCGTCCGAGAAATGAACGTCCTCGCTGTGCTCCACTGACTCCAGCACCCACAGGCCAAGAAAGAAGCCCGTGCCACTCACGAGCGGCAACGGTTGCCCGAGGTCGCCAAGCAGTCGCAGAGATTCAACGGCCAAGCGTCCGCCTGTGAAGCCTGGCACTAACATGCCGCGAAGGCTGATTTTATCGGCCTGCCTGCCTGTGAACTGCATGGCTGGCGTGGTGCCAATCAGCTCTTGTTCAGGCCAGTTCCAGCCAGACTGTCTGGCAAGCTCCTGATAGGGTGCGTTTTCGATCTCGAATGAGTAGCCTCCGAGGTTTAGCATCACTCCGTTCATTGTGGCACGAGGGTTCCGGTTTGATCGTAAAGTTTCATGGACTTCAAGCCGGATTTGAATGTTTCAAAGATTGCCTTTGGATCATTGGACGGCGCGGTGATCTGCATGTTAAACTCTTGCTTCACGTTGTTCGTTGCGCCTGCGGCTGGCATGTTTTCGGCGGGCATGATCTGCCGTAGCAAATCGGTCTTCATCGCCTCGTTAGTCCTGAACGGCACAAGCGCATTGACTGGCGCTTTTTCGGCTTGTGGCGTGCCATCGAGGTTGTATTTGTCGAGCCCGAACAGTTTGCCAATTTTTGAGTTCCCCACCCATTCGCCAATTTCTCGGAGTGCGTCGAGTAGCGGATTGATAGCCGAGTCAAGCAAGTCCATGATGTCATCCTTGAACTTGTAAATTACGTATCCGACTGCGGCGATGCCAGCGGCCATGATAAACCACGGCCCTGCTGCTGCCCACGACGCCACTGCCAGTGCCTTCATGGTCGTGGCTAATGTCGTTAGCCCTGCGATAATCGAAGGGCCGATGAGTGCGCCGACTTGAATGACGACGTTGCCGATTGCCAGCGCCAGCGAGCCAACACTTGCAATCGTCGGTGCCAGCATAACAGCGCCCAGGATGACGCCAAGATTCTTCCACCCGCCAACAAAGTCTCTAACTGCTTTTACGCTTCTCCAAGTCGAACGAGCAAATTTTTCCATTTGTTCAAACGCCTTGCGAATACTTTTACCTGCTTCTTTGGCCCATTTATCAAGAGTTCCATCTTCAGCCGCTTTGTTGATGCGATCGAGAGCGCCGCCGAGCTTCTTTTTCATCCAATCATAAAGCCCTTCGCCCATGACCCGCATCGTGAAGCGAGTCCACTGGTCGCCCATGTTGGACATCATGCCCGCCCAGGTCTTGGACTGAGCTTCCATCGCTCCGGCGTATTTCTCATTCCAGATGGCTGTAAGAGTCGAGCGAATCAGTTCGCGGTTGCCAGCGTCCACAGCTTTTTGACGCTGTTTGCCAGCTCGGTCGGTGTAACTGTAGATGATCCGACCGCCATCCTTTGCGGCCTTGATGCCAAACTCTTTCAGCCGCTCGTTCTCGCCAGTGACAGCGTCAGCGATAGCTTCAACGGCAGACATCACATCTTTGCCCATTGCGCTGGCTGTGTCGCCTAGAGTCTTCAGGGTGTCGCCTTTTATGGGGTCGATTCCGTATGCGCGAAGTCGGACAAATGCTTCCGACACTTGCTTGATGTCGTAAGGCGTCTTGGCGGCAAAGTCAGAAATCCAGCCAAACGCCTGCTTTGCCTTTGCTACGTTGCCGCCTTCGAGCGTGGTCAGGATCGTCTGCAGCCGTTCAAATTCGGCTGCTACATCCAAAAACTGAGTCTTAAACCCATAAGCCGCAACGCCACCTAGCACACCAATCTTTGATGCCACGCCGGTCACGTTGTTTTTAACCTTACCGAATGCGGTGCCGACTCCAGATGCGGCAGTTTTAATGCGTGACATGCCTGCGCCGATGCGCGTCATGGATGCCATTCGCGACTCACTTTGACCGATAGCAGATGCCAGCCGCGCTTGTTCGCTTGTGAGCCTGGACGTGTCAACGCCAGCCTCCGAGAGCGCTTTTGATAGCTTCTCGATTTGCGCCGTATATCGAGCCGTTGCCGATGCGCTGCCTTTTGCCTTTGCCTCCGCAAGTTTGCCCTGCGCGGCTTGCAGCTTTGTGATGTCACCAGACTGGCGTTTCAGCTTTGCCAGCGATCCGCCGAGGCTGTTTATCTGCTTGTCTAGCTTGCCGAATACAGCGCCCACCGATGACGCCATGGTAGCGCCAATCTGAACGGTTGCGGATATATTACGGTTAGCCATTGCGTTTCGGAGTTGGTATCTTTGTCACCCACTCGACAAACTCGTCGGTGGGCATTGCGTCAATCTCTGAGAGCGGCCAGCCGGTATAGTTCGCGAGCGCGAGCGTTGCCCTTAAACAGTCGTCTCGCTCAAGCCAAAAAAACCCGCCAGCGCCTTTTGCACGTTCACAAAGTCAGCCATGTCAAAAGACTCAACGGCATCAGGTGTGATCTGAGCAAGGTTTGCAATCAGGTTGATCTCCTGAGCCGCGTCATCTTTGCCGCCAGTGATACGAGCGACGCGCATATCTTTCACGGTGGGACGACGCAGGCTGATCTCGTTAACGGTTGCGCCGTCAACGGTGATCGGAAAAGCAAGTTTGATCTTGGTCATGTGCGTCGGGATTACAGGCCGATGGCGGCACGCTGAGCGGCGAGACGATCCACGCCGTTCACGATGCGTTTCATGTTGAGCACGTCGATGTCATGCACGCGCACGCCGTCGATGTCGTAAGCGAACTCGCGCACGTCCATTGTCAGCGTGATGCCAGCCTTTGCACCTGGGGTCACAGCATCAAATTCAACGCTGCGGATGGTGCCGCGCTGCGTGAAGACTTCAGCCTTCACCGCGCCATCGAGGTCTTCGAGAGCACCGCGAACTATAAGCGCGAAAGTCTGGCCAGCGCCCACGCCCCAAAGGCGGAGAGCTTCGGCAGCGACCTTCGAGAGCTTAAAGCTAGCTTCCAGTTTCTCCATGCCCATGTCGAGCGCCACAGATGAGTCCATGCCGCCCGCGCGGAAGTCTTCGACTTGCACGGTGAGAGCTGGCGCGTTGTATTCCTCGACGTTACCGGCAAAGCCGAAACCATCGAGGAACAGATTGAAGTTTTTGCGGATTTGAGCGGCTGCGGCCATGATCGTTTATGAGGTGAGCTGTTGAAGATTAACCGAGGATTTCAGTGATGTAGTCGTTCACGAGGATGCTGCGGAACGTGATGTTCTCGGCAGGATAAGGAGGCGTGAAGTCAAAATTGAAATACACCTTGCCCTGAGCAATGTTCGCCGGGGTGTTGAGGTCTGGATCAGGCCAGCACTTGCCGCCGAGGATTGCGCCAAGGTTGGTCAAGGTCTTCAGGTAGCCGTTGACGCTTTCCGTCACGTCTTCGAGGTAGGTGCGGCTGATATTGCGATCAACGGCCCAGAGATGAGCGCGGAGGATCGAATCATTGATAAGGTCAGCCGTGCGGCGAACTGAGACGAAAGCGAATTTAGGATCGGCACTCGTGGTGCGATTGCCCCAGATGCGGTTTCCATTTTGCTTGATGACGGTCGTGACGTTTGCCTCGTTGAGCAGGTTGGCCGGGGATGTGACATCGCCCAAGCGGAAACCAACGGCGCGAGCGGTGCCAGTGAATCCGAGGATCTCGACGTTTGACGGACTCCACCAGAAACCACGGTCATAATCGCTTTTGGCTGTTGCGCCTGCCCATGCGGCAGAGGGTGCGTGATCGACGCCAGATTTGACGATCCATGGGTCAATGATGGCGAGACGGTCACTGCCGAATTGCGTCGCGTAGTTAACGGCGGCAGCATCGGTGCTGTTTGGACCGTCAGCAAAGGCGAAGGCGCGGAGCTTGTTAGCAACGCTCACGAGAGCGTCAGCAACTTCTTTCTCCTGGCTGAACTCGGGAGCGATAAGCAAACGCGGCACAAGGCCAAGCGTGGACTCAGCATCAAGCAGCTTGTCGATGGCTGCAATGACGTTGGCTTGTGTCTCTGCATCGTCTTCTCCGACATCAGCGCGAATGACGACAATGACAGCCCCGACTTGATCGAGGATGTCATCGAGAGCGGCTGGGATGGTGCCGGTGAGGCCAGCGCGAGCAGCTTCGGTGCGATTGGCTGCGACAAGGTAAGGTGTGTCAAGTGGGAACGCGGCATCAAGGCCACCGGAAAGGCGGGTCGTTGCGGTAGGCTTCACAACGCCGGTGCCGCCGCTTGTCACGGCGACAAGTGCCGCGATTGCGGTGTTTGCATCCAGCGCTGTTTTGATAGTCGCGGGCGTGCTGGTGATGATGCCAGAGCTATCAGTTGCGAGATTGACGGTGATGGCCTTGTCACTCAGAGAGACGGAGAGCGTCGCGGAGTTTGCACCGGGGTTGCGGAGGCGGATTGAAATCTCGTTGCCTGCAATGCCTGCGGAGTCGGCAGTGATCGTCAGAGCGCTGGTGCCAGTGCCAAGGGTGACGCTGGCTGCAACGGCTGCCTCTGCGTCTGGCGCTGTGCCAACGAGGCCGATGACGGCGCTGTTGACTGTTCGGATGGGGCGTGGGCCATCAGTGATTTCTACGACTTGGACGCCATGAAGGAATTGCTCGGGCATAATGCGAATTTAGAGTTCTTGGTTATACTAGTCTTGTGCGGTTGGTTGAGATTATTTGAACCACGACGACGGCCTGAGTTTGCCACCAGGTCCAAATTTATCGACGGCCTGAAACATGGCTTTTGCCTTCGATGGCCTCACGTCTTCATTGATGAGTCGCGTGTAAAAGTGCCTGTGAATATGAGCGGCTGGCGGTGCCTTCGGGATGTAGCCAAGGCGAACTTGCAGCCATCTTGAACCGCCGTTGTAAAGGTCACACAAAAAGTCATGCTCCAGCGCTGGCACTGTGCATAGGCCATCTGGGATGTAGTTAAACGGCGGCCCCCACAGCAGCGCCGGGATTGATGCCTTGTCGAATTCGTAGCCAGCAGGGATACAATACTCGATGCCGTTGACATCAAATTTCCAGCCCGATGTGCAACGCCAGAGCGGACCTTTTGACCACGGCCAGAGCCCAAAGCCAACGCTGGCGTCACGGATTGGAATGATGTCGGGATGTCTCATGTTATGCCGTCCGTTTCCACATGAAAACGGTAATGTAGGGTTGCAAATTGTTGTGAGCCTGCCCACCGCCTGCGCTTCCAGTTTGGCTGGTCAGCTTGCGGACGCCGCTGGATGAGCCTCCGGTAGTGTCGAAGTCGTTTGTCGTGCTGAGAGCGACAATGTTGCTGTGTGTATGCGCCGGGATCTCGTTTAGTGAAAGATGGTGAACCTTTGCGCCGCCAGTCTTGTCCTGAGCATCAAAGCTGGAATCTGCCGAGTCATAGCCGACAAGCACGCGGCCTTGTGCGTATGCCTCCCACGTCCCAAATCCAAGCAGTGACGACGGATTGCCGGATCTGCGGGTGACATAGATTTCGCCGACTGGATACTGGCGTTGGTTCATCAGCTTCCACAGTGCATCGAGATACGTTGTCGATGTGAGGAGTTCAAGGTTTGCGCGAGCTGCGGATTTGTCGGGCACATCGGCGAGGTTCTGAGGCGAGGAAAGAAAAGACGCCTCGCCATTCGGATCGTTTTGAACGACGTGGATTTTATGGCCTGCTGTTGCTCCTGTTGCCAGCGTGATTCGTGTTGATGTTGTGGCTGTCCATTGCGTAGGCAGCAATCGGACGCCTTGAATATACACGGCAGCGTTGACTGTGGTAGCCGTCACAAGGTCAACAATCGTCTGAGCGGCTGAAAGAGTTTGCACTTCCTGAATGACATCGACGACGACATTAACGTCGTCAGCGTCTCGCCATTCATAGTCACCGTCGGCGTTTGAAACTTTAGCTAGGATTTGGTCAGTTGTTCCGCCTGGAATCAACGCGTCCAGTTGATCAACTACCCAAGAGCGGGTGGCAATCACAACAGACGTATCCACTTCCAGCGTGATGGCCTCAGTATTTGATACGGCCATGTAAACGCGAATGACAAGATCGAGCGTTGCACCTTCGCTGGCATCAGGTTTGTAGATCTCTGGAAACTGAGCGATTGCGATCATGTCGCCGTCACTGTCAAAAATGCCAACTTCGCGGATGGTGAATCCACCATCAGATGCCGGAATAACCAGCTCACACACGATTCTGGTTTCGTCCTGTGAGTCAACGTCAATGCGTGATGGCGTGCCTGTGAAGACCTCGCGAACGAGCGCAGTGTCACTGACTGATGGCGTTGTCGGGTTGCCGTTGCCATCGCCTACTTGCATCTCGGAGAGATTCAGCGGCGTGTCGTTTGCAATGGCATCAGCGATCTTCGCGAGGCCAAGAGTTGTGAGAATGGTTTCGTATGCCATGGGTTAGAGGTCGAGATGGGCTTCGATGGCTGTATTGATTGCGGCTGCTGCTGTTGATCCTATGTCACGAGTCCAGATGGATGCTCCATAGATCGGATCAAGATTGTAGCCGGGTTGAATGATGAATTGCGTAAATACTGGCACTTCATCATAGGTTCCTGTGTCTTCCATGGCTCCTCCGTAATGAATGAAGCTATTAGATGAATTGACGCGAGAAACCGCTGAGCCGCCCTGCTTGCCGGTGACATTCAGCGCATATCCGCCGCCGATGGGCTCAATATTGTAAAGGATTCCAGCCGTTTCATTTCGGAGATTCATGTAGATTTCTCGATCTGCGAAACCGCTGGCGTCCAAGTCTGGGATTTGCAATCCAACATAAGCGTCCTGCTCATCAGTGCCTAACGTCAAATGCTGAAATGCAGAAGCCAACGAGATGTTCGGGAAACTTCTACTGGCAAAAAGATATGTCAGCAGTCTCAATGGAGAAGATGAGATGTCATCATTTTTCATCCGTGGCAGTCCGTTGGAATCAAATTCACCTTCAGGAGGATTGCCATATGCCACAGCAGCGCCAGTGCCGTTTTGATTGTAAAGTCGCGTGAAAAACCAGTCTGAGCCTTGCACAAACTGCCGCAAGTCTCGCGTGTTTTTGTAGTTCATGGACTTGCCGTCAGACGCGCGTTTTACCCTGCCAATGAAACCGGAATAATTGGACTGCATTTTCACGGTCCAAAATGATGCAAACATCTCCGTCTTGTGTGAGTCAAGAGGAAGACTTGTCACTGGTGGCGGTGGTGAAATCTGAGTTTCAGCCCCCGACACACTGACGCCGCCGACATACATCTTCACCGGATCAGTCTCGGCGATTAGATCGGTGCCAATCAATTCGGATCGTGCGTTTTTTTGGCGTAGCGCCACCTGCGTAGCTTTGGCAATTGCGGATTCGACCACCGCACCGCCCGCAGACTCGCCTTCACGGACTTTGAAACGCAGCCGGAATGTGTATGCGGTGCCTGTGCGCTCGTCGATTTCTACCTCGTAGCCGAGACGTTGAAGGGCGCGGCGCAATGCTCCGACAGTGCCTTTCTTCCTGTGCTGCTCAATGCTTTCCGCGATGACAGAACGCTTCGTTTCAGTAGGCCATGCGGCATCCCATTCGTCCACTGACAATGCCCACGCAAGCCATGGCAGGTGAGCTTCAGGACACGTTGCGGGAGTCCACAGCGTTTTGATGGGGACATCGGGCAAACGATCAATCGCGAGCGATATGTCCCGCTCTTGTTTGGTCGCGTTTGGTGGCAATAAATCAGGCATCAGCGGTTGATAGTGTGATGTCGGTGCAATAGGGCGCTTCGTCGGCTGCAATGACAAGATCGGCAACGATGCCGGGGGCGCTGAGTGTGACGCGTTCCACGCCGCCGACATGAAGAGCAGCATAAACGGCAGAAAGACGGATGTCAGAACCGACCGCGTGAGAATTGGTCGTGTATGTCGTGATGCTGGCGAGTGCATTGGCTCGCACGGTTTCAGGGTCAGGACCGGGCGCGATGAAGAGTGTGGCGATGATTTCATATTCGATGATGGTGGCAGATTGAACGGTGACTTGATCAGTCAACGGCCTAACATCTTCCGCATTCAGAGCCGCGTCAACAGCGGCAATTAATGGCGCGTCTGCCTCGCCATCACCATCGGCGGAGAGGATCGTCACAAGCACTTCACCCGGCTCTGTATCTGGCGGGCCTTGAATGCCAACTGATTTCACTCCGTCCACTGACAGCGCGTGGTATTCGTAGGCTCCAACAGGTCCGGCAGTGCTGAGGCCTTCAAGCGCGAGCTGGATGCGGTATCGCAGCGCCGTATCAGTTTCATACGTCGGAGGCACTGGCGGCAATGCGTTCGCGTCGCCTTCGTCAAGTGTCTTGCGTGTGACGCCGAACAATGCGCCCAGATTTTCAAGGTCTGCGCCTGTGGCTGTAGCCAGCATCACAGCACGAGCACCGTCATTCACGCGCTGCCTGATTAGCATCTCGCGATAGGCTGCGACTTCGAGGATCTTGTATGCCGGATCAGATTCAACAAGAGCCGTGAAGGCAGGGTCACGAGATTGCAGGTCTGCCAGCATCTCCGCGAAGATGGTTTCAAAACTAAGCGTTTGCACCACGTCGGGGGTGGGAACGGTCGAAAGGTCAATCGGTGTGTAAGTCGTGCTCATGCTGTTACGGTAATGCCATCAAGCGTGATCGGCTCGCCAGTCGGCGTATAGGTGGCCTCCAGGTCGATCACGACGCGGCCAGTCTCGGCAGATGCGATAGACACACGGCGCGGAGTAATGCGAGGCTCCCATCGTAGCAGAGCCTCAATGGTTGCGGCGTAGATGTCCACAATTGTGCGCCGGTTCACTGGCGCGTCCACGAGCTGAAACAACCGCGAGCCGTAGTCACGACGCATTACGCGAGAGCCTACGGGTGTCGTCAGGATGTCGCGGATAGACTGTCGGAGATGATCGAGCCCAGACAGCGGCTTGCCGGTCGTGGCGTTGGTGCCTCGCATGGTGCCACAGTGCCGTCAGTCGCCCAAATGGTCTTGTGCGGTTGGTTGAGTTAAATCGTGAACCGAATACGGCTTCGAATGCGCGAGACATGACGGCGCTTTGCGAGCACTGCGCCACCTTCTCGACTTCCTGCGCCATCAGTGTTGCCTTCGACGGTCTGAATGAATCCTTCGGCATCAGGTGAACTCGTGGCGATACCGATGTGTGAGAACGTGAACACTACAATGTCGCCCGCTTGGATGTCACTGCGATGTGGTTTCCTTGTTTGAGTCGTGCGATCCTGGGCCAGACTCCAGTTCTCGAATGCCCAGGCTCCAGCGGTGCGCGGACGTTTGAAGGTCGCGGTTTCCTTGATGCCTGTTTTTGCCATAGCTTCACGGACAAGCCAGCACACGAAGGCAGCGCACCACGGCCACGACTCATCAGCCGGTAAGTTTGTCGCAGCCTTATATTCGTTAACACGAGGCCCGCAGTTGGTGCCGTCGATTTCTTCAACGCCGATTTCTTTGCGGGCGAGTTCGATGATTTTGGAAGCAAGTAGAGACATGGGGAGAGTCTAACGCGGCCCGCGTCATGCGGGTCACGAAGGCGCATGAAACGTCAGTTTATCGCGAAGGATTGCAAGCTGTTTTCCGTCGGCTGTCTTGCATAGCCACTCGGTATTCCAGCCGTCTTGGTCTGCTAGGGGATACCGTGGATGGACGACGGTTCCGGCAGTGAGCTGCACGGGGTCGCCGGTTTGGTATTCCAGCGCCCATTCTGAGCGGCTGAGGAAAATGGAAGATGGAAGGCCGTAGGGCATCAGCGAGGCCGGTCGTCAATCAGCGTGCCGTGCTTTGCCGAGTCCATCAGGATATTACAGCCAGCCGCGATATGAGCGAGGTGAGAGCGTCCGCTTTCTGGATCAATGTCCTCGCCGGTCTGCCACGCCATGAGATGCCGCATGATGGCCGAGACGTAGGTGCTGGCATTGACTTCGTTGCTGCGCCAGTTGTATCGCCCATATTTTGCAGCGCCCAGGCCATGCACCCAAGCCGTTTCAATGAGCGCATGAGCTGGAAGTAGCTCCATAGGTGCCTTCGTCTTTCCTACTTCGCCTTTCGGGTCCATAGGCTACACCGGCCCTCCCGTGTTGCTGCCGCCAGACTGCACGCCACTGTGAACGTGCGTCTGGAGAGTGACGTTGCCGCCTTTGATGAGTCCGGTGGATGTGATCTTTCCATTCACGGTGACATCGCCATGAATGTCGAGTCCGGTGTGGGTCATCGTCATGTGGACGCCATCGACTTGAATTTTGATTTCGCCGTTCTTCACCTTGATGTGAGCGTTTCCGACATAGACAGCCCATTCGCCAGCGTCATCGAGGTTGAGCACGACTTTGGCCGCTTCGTTGCCGTTTGCAGGTGAATCGGTCTGGTAGATGCCACCAGGCAGCGCGAAACCAGCATTGTCTTGGCCCGAGGGATTCATGAGACAGACTTGCTCGCCGACTGCTGGAGGATTCCATTCTCTCGTGGCCCCTGCTCGGCTCGTCATCCAAGGCACCCAGCCGGAGACGTTGGTGCCATCCTTCCCGAATGAGACGCGCAAACGTGCGGCTTCGTAATCAACGGAATGCACGCGGCCAACGCGCATCAGGTTGGCGAGTCTTTGCTGTAGGTCGGTGAGTTCAGCGCTCATGGTTCAAAAAGGAATGTCATCGCCATCTAGGCCACCTCTGGCTTGGTCGCTGCCAGGCTGTGCGCCACGCATGGCGTCGTCCATGGCGTCGGCTGCGGTGCGTCGTGCTGGCTGCTGTGATGCTGGCCGTTGCTGCCCCTGCCCTGCCGGAGCGCCCAAGAACTGCACGCCCTCAGCGACGACTCGGATCTTGCTGCGTTTCTGGCCAGTGGTCTTGTCCTCCCAGCTTTCCATTTGCAGACGGCCCTCAAAACAGGCGCTTGATCCTTTCACCAGATACTTGCCGACGTTTTCGGCCTGTTTGCCCCAGACCACGATTTCCACGTAGGTCACTTCCTCCTTTGTCTCGCCTGTCTGCTCGTCCTTCCACTTGCGATTGACGGCGATGGATAGGTCGCAGACTGCGGCACCTCGCGGCGTGTATCGCAGTTCAGGGTCGCGGGTGAGATTGCCGATGAGGATGACTTTATTGAGTGATGCCATAGTGTGTTTGGATGAGGCTCCATCCCTCCGTTACGGTTGCACGTTTGCAAGTTGTTTTCAATCCACAGGATAAATGACAGCGTGGTCGTTGTCCTGCTCAGACACGTTGACCTCCTCCGGCACGTCGCCGTCGTCGATCCACACGTCAATGCCAAGCAGCGCCTCGTGCTCCCATTCCACGCGCATGACCTCGTATTCCTGCGTGTCACCCTGAAAGCGGTCAGGAGTCGCTGAGACGGGCATTGCCTGCCCCACGGTTGTGCTCCAGCGTTTGCCTCTAACGAACTGCATGACAGCGGCAGCCAGCGTGCGCACGGCGAGCTTTTTGCCGGTCTTGTAACTGTCCACGACGTAGGCATTCCAGCGCAACGTCACCGGCGTCTGCTCGGTGCCCATATCCGGCGGGCTGTCAGCCTGAATGTCATCCAGCTCGATGAAAATGGCAGGCGTGGTGATCTTGTCACCTGGTCGCGGATAATAATCCACCGTCGCCGTTGGATACTGAGCAGCCAGCGCGGTTTTGATGTTGGCGTGAAGTGTGGAGATATTGACGGGTGCGTTCATGTCAGTGCGATTGCTTGTGATGTTCCGGCAGCGCGTCCGCTGGTCTTATCGAGCGCCAGAAAGAACTCTTCAATGAGCCGGTCCTGCATGTTTTTGGGAAAGGTGCCTTCCACAAAGGCCATGCCCTCGGCCTCAATAGGTTTCTCGATCCGCTCAATTGGCAGCCGGTCACGCCCACGGCGTCGGAAATAATGACCGTTGAGCTTCGGTGCGGTGAATCCGCCCTTGCGTTCCTTGGCACCGAGATACTTCGCCGACACGGGATTGAGGCCGAACCATACTTGTCCGCTGCCGCTTAGCCGATACTTTGACCGCGTGCGTGCTCGTGCTGCTCGGTAAGGGATGCCAGCCTCAGCGGCGATCTGTTTCGAGGCTTCACGTTCGGCCCATTTAAACGTCTTGCGCGTGGCCGTTTTGATAGCTGCCGAGATGTCAGACTCCAGCACGCCAAGAGCGATCTTGACGCGTGCAAGGTTTGAGCCTGTGAACAGTTCAATCATTTGTCACGTCGGTGAGCAAGATCGTCGCGAATCCAGTGCCATCAGGCTGGATCTGGAGCACCTCAAAGCGCTGGCATTCGGCAGTGATTTGATCCTCGCGCTTTAGCGTCCCAAGGTCTGCCATCTTGCACACAAGCCGTTTCTGCGTCGTGTCCATGATGATCTCGCCCACGGACGAATCAAAGAAGGCGTCGTCATAAATGCCGAGCGTCTCGATGTCGCCAGCGTCTGTGTGAAGCACGACGGGCTTGCCAAAGTCAGCGGTGAAGATGTCTTGAGGATCGTGGATCATTTCCAATGCGGCGGCTTAGGTGGCGGCGGAGGCGGTGGTGAGCCACAGAGAAAAGATCGTGCGCAAGACGCCCCATATTTTTTCATCATGGAGTGATAGGCCTTTTCGTTTTTCTGCTGCTGCTGTGTTTTCATTCGCTTGCCAGATGTGTGATGAGCATGTCGCGAAGGAGCTTCCTGTCGTCGTCACATTCTTTGATGTGCTTTTCCATTACGTCGAGCCTTTGCGACCGTTCTTTGTTCAGTTCGTTAACGAGCTGGTTGTTGCCTTTTTGCAGCCACCAGACGGCTATTGCCATGAGTAAAGCGGGAAGGCCAGCGGCAGCGATTTGATTCCAGATTTCGGGAGGCATGGGTTGTTGAGATTACAGATTGATGATGTCCGGCCAGGCTGCGTCGATTTGTTCGGGAGTCAGGCCCATTTGTGCGCCGATGGCGTTCACGAGCGGAAAGTTCCGAGGAACTCTGACGGCATAGTCCCATCGCATCAGTGCCTCCTTCTGATCTTTGGCGTCAGTAACGAGCTGAGTGATCATTTGTGGCACGGCATCGGGATCGAGGTCGTTGCGGATCATCCACGCGCGGATCTGGTAGTTTTCGGCGTTGGGGAGTGAGGGTGGCTCGTTGTTAACTTTGTAAGTATAACCAGCCGCTAGTGCATCGCTTTCAAGCATGGTGTTCGGTGCCAATGGCGCGTCATCCGCCGCCAGCGAGACGTTCACGATTGTAGTTCCGTCGATGTGAGCAATGCGTTTCATGATTAGTAAGTAATTATTAGTGCGTAGCCTTGAGTGCCATTGCCACCTGCACCGGAGTCACCGATGCCGTCGGTGCCCGCCGCTCCACCGCCGCCACCTGCTCCAAAGCCGCCACCATTACCGCCTGCGCCGCCCGCTCCTGCATTGTTTGAGCCGCCTCCGCCGCCGCCTGTGCCTGAACCTCGGCCTGCGGTTCCGTTGCCTCCGCTACTACCTCCAGCTGCCCCTGCGGTCCCCCCTGCGAGCGATGTGACTGCTGCTGCCGCGCCCATCGCGCCGCCTGCGCCCCCTGCTCGGTTAATATTGGACGCGTCTAGCCCTCCACCACCACCGCCTCCGGTT